AGCCAAAGTGGCTTTGATTGTAGTCTGCTGTAGACTATCGCTTGTAGGAGTAACTCCTTCGCTGATTTCTGTAGTGTTTACAGCAAAACGCTCATATCTGCGAAACCTGATATCCCTTCCTTCATTCAAAGGCTTGGTATCTTTTTGTGCAAAACGAGCCATGGTAATGAGTTGCTTGCTGATTGCAAGAAACTTCTTTTGAATAGTGAACGCATCGGCTGCACTAAGCTCACCATATTTCGCCCCGTATCCCGAAGTCGATGAGAGAACCCCAGTGCCACCGTTTGTTCCAGCCTGATATGGTTGAACTGCCATTTTATTATCCTATATTGAACATTAGTGGTTTATGTACCCCATTGATATTCAGGAGCTTTTGCCCACTCTTCATCTATAGATAACGAACCCGTAGGTTTGGTATCACGAGTTTGGCCCCTGACTAATCCTTGGGCTGCTTTTCTACGGTCATCGTTTTGGGTTTGAGTAGGGGAGGGCTGTTCTACCTTACCTAAGATCTTCTGGCCTTCCTCGGAATCCATATACATCTTAAATACCTCTGCCTTCTCGTCCAAAGTACCGTGATTCATTGCTTGTGTAAGCAATGGGGATTTATTGACATAATCAAAGAACTTCGGGTTTTCATCAATTACTCTCCAGTCAGGTGTAATCCTTCGATCAAGTTCAGCCTTAGCCTGCTCCAGACGTATATGAGCTTTTAACTCATCCACCTCTTTTTGCATGTCTTCGTATTTAGACACATCTTCTTGTGTAGGCTTGGTGTCAATCTTACGAAATGACATTTGAGCCTCACGTTGAGCCATTTTCTTAGCAACCCCCAATAACTCTGGGTAGTCTTTAAGAACCTGTTTCTCTTCATCTGTGTAGAAAATACTTTCATCAAGTGGGTCAGGTTTGCTGTCAACTTGTTCTCGTAAACTATCAACATCCTTTACCTTCTGTTCCAACTCAAGCATGCGTTGTTGCATCTCAAGTTTTTCCAGTCGTGCAGCGTCTTGTTCTTGCTTCAGTTTGTGAAGCTCGTTTCCACGCCTAGAATGTGATTGTTCAAGATTTTTATACCTGTCTTGCCAATCAGTATCCGATTCAGTTTCTTCAACCTCTTCTTCAACCTCTTCGGCTACGGTTTCCTCAACCTGCGCCTCGATCTGCGGAGTTTCCTCTGCGGGTACGGGGGGTTCGTTGTTTCCGTATTCAGGTGTTTCTTCCCAACTAGCTGTAAATTCCTGTTGTTCTTGTTCTGCCATTATCCCTTCATGGTTCCTGGGTTAGCATGCTATCCAGATGGGAGACCCTTTATCTCCCTATCCGCTAGTTTAGCGGGTGTCTCTGCGATTTCTCGCAAAGCTTTTATTTCACCAATCATTACATTGGCTTTTGCTACATCGTCTTCTGTGACCAACTTTCTCGTACCAAGGAGGTTAAGTTTTTCATTCACTTCAGACTCTATAAATTTAACGAACTCCAACCATCTAGGGTCAGAGTCTAATCTGGCAATCGCGCCAGAATCTGGTTTAGTTAATGGGTGCAGGTGATCCCTCCGCAGGGGTAGTCGGTATTCTTGCCCCAGCTTGCTCCATGTTTTCGAGCTCCTGCTCCATTTGATCTAATTCTGCATCCTGAGATTGATTTTGCATCTCAGCCATAATCTCTTGCTCCTGCTCTTGCATCTTTTGTTCTTTGAGCAGAATAGAATCATTTTCATAATCTGTAGGTCTTGAGAGTACATTACCCTGACTCATCAGAATCTCACGCTCACGCATGTCTGCTTTTCTTTGATCAGCAGATACAGCCATTTTTTCTTTAAGAAGTGCATCAGAAACACTTTGGTTCATCTTGCTTTCTTCTTCATATTGCTTTAGCTGCATTGCCATTTGTTGCTGCGTTTGATCTTCTTCAATCTTTTCATCAGGAGTCATCACCATTCCTTCTGGGTCTAGTGAAAAAGCTCTAAAGATTGGGCGAACCAAAGCATTCATCTTAACGTGAGCCCTAAGATCTGGATTTTGTCCAAGTATGTTTAAAAGATTTAGTAACTGAGTATTGTGTACTTCCTTCGCAACATACTGCATAAACCCTGTAGACTGTGCATCATAATCACCTTTAATCATTAGGTCATCACTATCAGCCATCAACCAGTGATAGACTGCTTGCACATTTTTACTGATCATGTTGCTTACAGAACGAACAACCTCTGCTGTCAACTTGTTACTGTTAGACTGAAGGATGCTCATCCCAGTAGCTGTTTTCGTTTGATAAGCAGATGATTCTCCCATCCCTATCGCTGACTGGCCTGATGCAATATCAGCCTGTCTCTCAACCATCTGTATTAAATTATCTAATCCTGCTGTAACATCTGGAATAATGACTGGGCGAAAAGCGGAGTTGACATCGTTTCCTGGGCGTACACGTATCATTTTGCCAGGTCGTATATCTTCTAAGTCTTCACCATCATCAAAAGCTTGGGGGTCGATGACAGACATTGGATTAGAGGCAAGAGCTTTACCTTCAACCATTTGAGCAAAGGCAAAGTTGGTGATGTCTTGAAGATCCCTAATGCTAAAATAAATGCCATCCCCCCAGATGGATTCTGTATTTCTCTCCCAATAACACATGTCGTAAGGAATCCTTCCATCAAAAGGATTCATAACCACACGTATTACTTTACCACCACAAACTGTTACACAGACTGAAAGGTTTGCTTTTATTCCTTCAGGAATCTCCATGTACTTTTCAAGATCTTCTATGGGAAACTCTCCCCACATCTCAAGAACCTGAAACTTTTTAATTCTTTCTCCCCTGTTTCTATTATACCTGACAGGAGACTCTGACTGGTCTGATCCGTATTCAATACCACTGCCTGTAGAGATTGCTTCTTCTATTGCTTCTGGGATAAACCCATTTTGGTCAGAGAGGTTTCTTAATTCTTGTTGTGAATAAAATGCTCTCTGAATTACCCAATCTGCATTTTCAATACTTGTTGCTTCAGGAGTGGGGAATAAATCCCAGCAAGAAACAAACTCAACCATCGGGATGAGCTCTGATTCAATAAGATCCTCAGCTTCTACTAGAATAGGATCTTCTCTCGCTGTCTTATAGACTGGGTAGTTATGGTTTTTAAGGACTACAGCTTTTGTACACCCAGTCCCATATAAGCACATCTCTAATATCGAATCATTAATTACACCCACGTAATCACTTTTAGTGAGTACATCTCTTATCTCCTTTTCCATTCGCTCTGCTCTCATCTTTACCTCTTCATACATAAGCTCTGGAGGTAACTGAGCAAGATCAGGAGATATGAACTTAGGCTTTAAGTTTGGGGTAATATCGAATGGGACTTTCCCAGACTCGAATAACAGAGAAGATATTTTGACTTTTGCGCTATTGACTCTACGCCTCACCAGATGAATAAAGACTCCACGCTTTTGTGCTAAGCTATGAACAGCATCAATGCGCTCAGGATGTGTAGACCTAAACGCATCATGTGCTTCTTTCCAGATCTGCTCCTCATCAACTCGATATTCTTTAGCTTGCTGGAAATAGCTTTGAACCATCTCTGCAAGACTATCAGGCTCAAATGGGATTTCCATTTCAACCATCATCTCATTGTTGTTAAGCATTTCAGCCATAGCTTACGTGGGGGCTACTAGCAAACCGAGAGGGTTTGAAGGGGGATCGGTTCACCCTCACCCCCAACTTTCTCAGTCAGATGGAATAAAACTTAAATCATCGTATACGACTGTAAACCCAGAAGCCTGAGCATTAGAAGAGCCAATAGTATAATCATTACTAGCATGTGCATTAGTAATGTGCATTTCGCCCCAAGCAGCTTCATCTGTCAAATCAAGCTCTGGTCGTTTTGCAGTAGCAGTATTTGCTACAATTCTACCAGCGTATCCACGAACATTACCTGACGCATCAACCGTCAAAATTACACGTACTTGATTACCAGCAGCGATTGATAATCCAGCAGCATTTTGACGAACGAAAACATCACCATTTG